GTTACCAAAGCTGGATGCTGTGTTGGTCAACTCAACGAAGCCATAACGTGTCATGAATGATACGACTGGTTCAAAAGTTGTTGGATCCAATACAACGCCTGAGCTCATGAGCGGAATATATGGGCAATAGAACGCAGCTGCATCAGCTTCGCTAGAACCCTTGTAGCCTACCAAAACAGCAGTGCTGTCAGAAGCATAAGAGTCAACGAACACACGCATAGCACCGTTGAGTGTACCAACAAACTTGGTGTTTGTAGGTGCTTCAAATGTGCCTTCTGTTGTGCGAGCAAACGCACTTGTTGTTGCAGATTGCAATACTGTTAACGAAGCAGAGCTAACAACAGCATAGTTACCAGCGCCACGACGTGTGCGCTGAGCGATCAAGTTAGCAACGCGGTTGATCAACACTGCCAAAGCGGCATGCTCATCACCAACGAATGTTGCTGTACCAGATACAGTAGCTTGGTTGTATGTAAACTCTGTAGCAGCCAATGTGCGTAGGCTCAACAGGATTTCTTGGTCGATCTCAGCTGTGATCTCTTGTGCAAGAGCAGCCATGATCTCTGCTTCAACGTCAATGCCATGCATGGCTTGTGCGTCTTGTGCAGATTCAAATGTCCAACGAGCTTGTAACTTGCGTGTTTTTGCTTCAACAGCTTGTTTCAAGATCTGTACGGAAATTTGCTTACCGCCTGTGCCTTCCATGTTCGCTGTGTTGTTACCAGTGTAACCTGTTGCAACAGTTTGAGCTGTTGGAACTGTGGAGTACGCTGTAGCGATTGTGAATGGGCTAAGTGCTTCTTGGCCAGCCGTTACGCTGGTTGCAGCAATGCTTTGGTCTGTTAAGGACTGAGCATAGCGAACACGTAATGTGTGGATTTGGCCTACTGGGCCTGTCATTGGTTGTACACCTACCAACTCGTTAGCAATAACTGTTGGCATGACACGTCGAATCACTGGCAGAATCACACGGTTTAATGTAGCGATGTTACCAGAAACTGTAGAACCAGAGCTTGCATTTTCACGCAAGTACTTCTTGGTGTTTTCGAGGATTACACTCATTGAGTTACGCTTGGTACCGGATAAACCTTCCAAGAGTGCGTCTTTGGTTTCGTCCCAACGGCCTTCTAATAATTCTTGTGACATTTAAGTCTCCTTATATTATGTCTTGGGTTACAGCCCTGCCAAACGCTTGAGATCGATCACGTTGCTGACAGTGTCAACATCTTGATCTGCATCTGGACTGCGGGCAGATTTATCGCCAGTGGCAATAGAAACTGATTCTGTGATTACCTTGCGAGCTTTCACGGAACGGTCTTCTAACACCGCTGGTAGATACTTTTCAAAAGCATTGCTCAGACGACTTGTCTGTACGCTTTCGAGCAAATTACGCATGATTTCACGCTTCTCTTCATTGAGAGGGCGTAGCAATTCGTCCATGGTGCTTTCGCGTTCATTGGACTCTTTGATCATTCGTATTTCGCGTTCTTTTGATTCAACCAGAGTTTTTGCTTTCCGGGTGAATTGGACGGCTTCGGCCAACTTGGCATCCTTGGTTGCGATGATGTCATGCAACTTGCGAACTTCTTGCTTCTCATTGAGATGAGTTGCACCAAATTCTGCGGCGTATGCTTCAAAGATTCTGCGACCAAAATTGTTCTCGCGAGCAACTTGGATGTCTTCTTTGAGTTGGTTGAGTTCAGCCTTGAGGTGTGTGCTAACAGCGTTGGACATTTTCTGGGCGCTTTCTGTTACAAAACGTGCCTTGAGTTGTTCCAACTTGGCGCGAGCTTCACGCACAAGACGAACTTTTGTGTTGACCACATCTTGTTTGTCTTCTGCAAATTCTTGAATCTCACGTGCAAGAGCATGCACAACGAAGCTTTCTAACTTCTCCATACCTTCGGTGTGTGTCTTGCGGTCACGGCGCAGTTCGCCTAGTTCTTCGGCCAATTTGGTGATCATGAAGTTGTTGAACTTGGTTGCATCTTCTTTGATCTTGGTCTGAAACTTGACACGGTCTTCAGCCAGTGCTTGCTTTTCAGCTTGTACTTGCTGTAGTTCTGCTGCCAAACCATCTGTTACCATACGATCCAGGGCTTCTACCATCACTTGTTTGTCATGCTCATAGCGTTGTGCAAACTCTTCGCGGAGTTCTGCACGCACCACTTCGCGGGCTTCATTTAACTTGGATTCCCAAGCCTCAGAAATTTCTTGCTGAGCTTCTTCGCTTAACAGTTCGCTATCTAGTAACGGTTTAATAGCATCTAACATGCTTATTTCTCCTGTATCTTGAGACCACGTATCAGGCGCATTACTTCGCCTTTGACGTATCTCTGTGCTTTGTTGCTGTTGGCCGGGTCTTTGAACATTTCCAACAGTCTAGCTCCGCCGGCATGATTTAACAGGCCTTCGTAGATTGCTGTGGGATATGCGTTGGGAGCACTGGGCTGAGCAACTACATCTACAGTGACGATTTCAAAATCACTGACATGTCCGTTGCGGTCGTCGACATTACCTGATCCACGACTGCTAACACCTAATTTCACACCCGACGTGAGCATGGTTTTTACCAACTCGCCCATGGGTGTGGGTAGTATCTTTAATTTTCCATAACCTGCAGGTCCGTCCATCCACATTTTTTCAATCATGTGACTCACGCGATCTAGATTGATTTTCAAGTCTTCTGGGTGATCTACTTCGCCCAAAACTGAATGACCAGTCTTGATCTGTTCATTGATGGTTTCTACTGCCTTGGCTATTTCATTCACAGGATATACACGCTCGTTGGCATTGCGAACCCCACCTTCAATGCAGATGCCTTTGAGGTAGAGGTTCTTGCCAGATCCATCCGCGGCTTCCTCAGACAAGATTTCTGCTCTTGCCTGAGTGAAGCTTAGATGTTCTCTTAGATATCGAGCCATATCTTGGATTAAGCCTTAGGAAACGGTGTCTTTGTGTTGACACCACTGGCTTGTGCTGTTACTGGCTTAGGAGCCGGAGACAGCGTTTTTTTACCACCAACTGAATTTTGTACCTTGCCAATTAACTCTTTGGTACCAGGAGCAGGACGACCTTGTGCTGTGTCACCGGTCATTTTGACTGGATGAGCAGCTGCACCGGCAGCACCACTGTTGTTGGCATTAACACTCTTGGTGTTGATACCGCCTTCTTCGCTAGTAACTGGCTTGGGAGCGGCTTGTAAATTCACAGCCTCTTCCATGGGCATTGGCTCAGATTTGAACTCTTCTGTGTCGTCCATTTCTAAAGCGTCGCCGCCTTCTTCGGAATCAAGTTCAACGTCAATTTCTTCTTCGCTGCCCATGTCGTCGCCGCCCATGAGTGACTCAAACTCGGCCATGAGTTCGTCAAGTTTGTCTTCCAAATCAACCACGCGATCTTCAAGATCTTCGCCGCCTTCTTCAGCGCCAAACTCTTCGCCTTCTTCTTCTGACATTTCCATGCCTTGTTCTTCGGCTTCAACGTCGTCGATCAAGTCGTCAGCAGCGTCGCCGCCCATCATGGACTCGTCCATCTCTTCGTCTTCTTCTTCGTCCATGCGCTCTTTACGATCTTTTTTGTCGTCGTACTCGATGTCCTTGGTGACTTTTTCGCCGGCTTTTTCAGCTTTTTCGTCTTCTTTGTCAGTGGATTCGGCTTCGTCTAATTCTGCTTCCTCTTCGTTCATGAGGTTTTCATAGATTTCGCGGCTTTTTTCTACCACGATGTCGTGGAAAAGTTCTTTGGCTTTCGCCTCTTCGTCGTTGATCACGTATTCGATCAACTGTTCAAATTTCGATGTCATGTTTTCTCCTTAAGGTTATGGCTCGTGAATATATTTACATATTTCACTTAATAACGGTACTTTTAAGGTGGAAAACTGACCAGAAATGGTCACAAAAACTATGCTAAGGGAGCAGGTGGTGGTGCATACTGTTGGCGCACCAATTTGAGTTTTTCTTTGTATTCGTAGCTACGCACATCGTTCATCTGGCGCAGTTTGTTGATCTGGCGCAGGGTCAGGCGGGTCTTGCGCAGGTTATGCAACTGCGGTTGACTGTTGTCTTGGCTTAGATCCTGATAAGCTTCAGGACTGCGTTGATATATTTCGTTGAGGACCATGTTGTATTTATTAAAGTCCAGGCACGCCGCCACCGGCTGGTGCTGCTGGTGCTGCTGGTGCATTTATTCCGCCGGCTGTGGGCTGACCAGGCTGTGCTGGTCCTGGTGTCAGACCTTCGGCGCCAGGACCTGGTTGTGCCAATTCTTGGCCCATGGATATGTCGCTTTCTAGTCCGGCTGGAGTGACACCAATGCTTCGCAGGTCCTGGCCTTGTGTGGTTTCCAGATCGGGTTGATCACGTTCTTCGCGCCACATCTGTTCGTTTTCCACAATTTCTTCTTCGGTCAGTCCCAGGAAGCGTTGTAGCATAAAGCGTTTGCTCAGATAAGGCAACTGTTCCAACTGCATGAAACTGCCAA